CAGTTGGACAACAAGATGATGCTTTCGATGTCTGATAATAGTGATCTTCTTTTGCCGTCTTCACTACCAAATATTCTTGAGACCGTGAAGAACAAAACCATTGAAGTGAATGCAGAATGGGCAAAGAAACTTGGCATCAATCCCGCTGCCGCAATTACATGTGTCAAGCCTTCGGGAACTGTTTCTCAATTGACTGATGCTGCTTCGGGAATGCATCCGAGACACAGTCAATACTACATTCGCACGGTTCGTGCAGACATCAAAGATCCTCTCTGTCAGATGATGCAGGAGGCAGGATTCCCGTCTGAGCCTTGCGTAATGCGTCCTGACCACACTAGAGTATTTTCATTCCCCATGAAGTCTCCTGATGGGTGTTTGACACGCAATGATCTGACTGCAATTGAACATCTGAATCTTTGGTTGACCTATCAGAGACATTGGTGTGAACATAAGCCGTCTATTACCATTACTGTTCGTGAACATGAATGGATGGATGTTGGTGCTTGGGTGTATGAACACTTTGATGAGGTGTCAGGGATTTCCTTCCTACCCCACAGCGACCACTCATACAAGCAGGCTCCGTATCAAGATTGCACAAAGGAAGAATATGAAACCCTTTTGGCTCAAATGCCAAAGAATGTAAACTGGTCTGATCTTTCTAAGTATGAGAAAGAAGATAGAACGGCTGGTTCACAAACTTATGCGTGTTCAGGAGATAAATGTGAATTGGTGGATTTGACATCGTCATAATTCAGTATAAATAATATCGGGTATATTATGGAAACTGCGTTGCAATCTATTTGGTTAGGATTTGTTTTGTATGTTCTCTATGAGACATCCGCAGTCTATTCTTACATATCCTCTCAACCAATGAGAATTTTTAAACGATGGACAAAGATCCACCTTTATAACTCAAGTAGCGGATTTTCATACTCTGATTGGTTGTTATTCAAATATCCCAATTCTTTCTTGTATAAACTACTTTCATGCAGATACTGTTTTGGAGTTTGGTTATCATTGGGCATTTGCATGACAACAAATAATTTTAACATGATACCCATCGTATACTTATTAGGTCAATTCATCTGTTCATTGTTTACTTTAAGTGAAAGGAAAATGCGAGATGCCTGAAATCGTATTTGATGGGCCTGAAGGTCTATATTCACAAATGGAATCTAATATATCCCTTTTGGGTGGATTTCACAATTTAAACCCAGATGGACATAACGACAAATTATTAAACCTTTACCAAAAAATGAAAGTTATCAAAGACCCCAACTCATGTTCTTGTAAAAAAACCGCAGAGAACATAAGAAAAGTCGATGAATTATACTTGTCAATTCCTATGGATTTAATGCAAAATAAGAATAATCTTCTTACTGAGTTATTTAAAGACTCAACTATGGTGTTTTTATATAAAGGCAAAGAACTAGCAAGGATTTAAAAATGAGATCTGCCGAAAATGCTTTCGTGAAGTTTGTTAAAGAGAGCATAGGCGAACACGGTTTATCGCTCAATATAAAAAATTCAACTTGGGTTTACTCAAATGGATTTAAATGTTGGGGATTTTTTGACGAAGAACAGATATGTGTAGCGAAAAAAAATCCAAAGTGGATTGAGGTTCTTGCACACGAATACTCACACTTCATTCAATGGAAAAGCGGGACTTCACTCTATAGAAAATGTTTCGGACCAACTAACAACTATTCTGATGTAGTCGAGGACTGGCTATCCGGTAAACAATTTGACAATAGAAGGGTTCGAAAAGCATTTGAAACTTATAGAGGCATGGAAAGAGAATGTGAACAGATAACGGTCAAGATTATACAAAAGCACAATATTGCATGTGACATGGAAAGATATAAACAAGAGGCAAACTTATTGATATACATGTATCACTACATGGAGATGACTAGGACTAAGTCTTTCAAAAAGAATCCAGACTGGAGAATGATAAGAAAGATGCCTTCATCTTTTCGATCACAGTCTCATAAAACAGTATCAAAAGAAATATTGGATGTATTTGAGGACTTAGTCTAACTATAAATATACTTGCAAAAGAAAGGAGAATCTCATGTCAGAATTTTTAGGTACAACCTGGTGGAGTGTTTTGATGTTCATTTCTGGTGCACTAATTGGCGCACCTCTATGGAAGTGGGTATCTGCTAAACTTCCTTGGAACAAGTGAGTTTAATTAAAGGATTTAATTGGTTTAGAGGGGGGATTAAATCCCCCCTTTTCATTTACTAAATAATCATTATGAAGAAAACATTCAAAAATCTAAGGTCAAGTTTGGCAGAGTGGTCCGCACCAACGGCACATACTGCTAGAGTAACACAAAGCCTATCTGTGTCCACTGGAAAGTCATCAACAGCAAAAAGACCAAGTGTAATACAACCCACCAAAATAATGATGAATAAATCTGAAAAGAAAAGAAGAGGGATACACTTTTTTCAATTGGGTGATACTAAATAGATGATCTTAGGAGAAATTAAGCATGAGTAATATTAAACTGATTAGAATGGTTTCGGGTGAGGAAGTTATCGCAAAGGTCGTAGAGAATACATCTGATGGTATTCAGATTGAGTCTCCGGTAATTTTACTTCCAGCAGGGCAAGGCCGACTAGCAATCGTCCCTTGGCTTCCATATGCTGAAACTGACAATATGGTCATTCCGACCAAGGCCATTTCATTTATTGTAACTCCAAAGACTGAACTAGTCAACGAATACAACACATCAAATAGTGGACTTATTGTTCCAGATAAGAGTATCGCATCACCGAAACTGTCTTTGGTCGAGTAATCTGACCGTCTAATAAGGACAGATTTCGCAGAATCTGTCCTTCTGAAAAGGACACCTTTTGGGTGTCCTTTTCTATTTACGACATCTTACTGTAATTGCCCTTCTTGGATAGTTGAACATGCCGCTCAAACTTATCTTGAAGAACTTCCTTGGACTTGTGGCTGATGACAAAAACATTTACATTGTGACCACGCATGCCATTCATGATCTCTAAGAACGCTTCTGTCGATGTATCGTCTAGCGATCCATCTAAAACCTCATCTAGAATCAGTAAGTTAGTGGAGAGTGAGTTCTTGATCTCTGCCATGGCTCTCCAAGCAAACAGAAGTGCCAGATCGATCTTCCGCTTCTCACCTTCGCTGAAAGAAGCATATGTGAATACATCACGATGTCGAGACTTGATGGTTTCGTTGAATTCATCGTCAAGATTAAAGTTGACGAAGAAATTCATCATACTCAAATACTTGTTGATCGTTCTATTGATGACTGGAATATAATGCTTGATAATTTTTTTCTTGATTCCACCATCTTTCAGCAGGATAGACGCAAGGCCCAAGTAATGATTGTCCTCTACAAGTTCTCGCTTCGAATCAAGTACTTCTGATTCTTCACTTTCAAGACGAGACAATTCTTTTTCGTCTTGAATCAACTTTGTGGTGTTCCCCCCACGCCCACGAACTTTACCAATATAATCATTAAGAGAATCGATATCAGATGTTTTCTTATGGATTAATGACTGAAGTGCAGAAATCTCCAACAGAACATCTGTAATTGTGTTCAGTCGATCATCAACCTCTTTATACTTGATCATCAATTCCGAAAGACCATCATTTAAATCTTGAGACTTCTTATGCTTTGATTGTACAGTTGTCTTCTTAAACTCTTCATCGATTGATTGTGAGCATGTCGGACACTTGTTATTACTTTCGTAGAATTGAATCTCTTTCTTGAGAGAAGTGATCTTCTTTTCAATCGTACCTCTCAAAACAACGCATTCCTCACGCTTCTTGGAGATTAAATCTTTATCCGCTACACTTTCGAACATAGTTTCGATGGTTTTAGTCATCGATTCTATTTCTTTTCGGTGTTTCTCAATCTCTCCATTTGTACGATCAATTTCCTGTGTTTCCCACTCTTTATCTGATAGAGTTCTTTTTCTTTCGTCTTCGATGATCTTTCTTTGGTTCTTGACCCTCTCCTTAGCAATAGCCAACTGTGTGTCGATCTGCACCGACTCTTCCTTGATCTGGCTGGTTCTTTCCTTGAGAAGGGTATTCATCACGGAGAACACTCCGATGTCTAGAATCGACTCTACGACCGCTCTACGCTCTGCTGCGGGTAATCGCATGAATGGGATATAATTGGCAGAACCTAGTATAACTACCTGACAAAAAGACTTATAAGACATGTGGAGAATCTGTTCCTCTAGAATCTTTTGTCCATCCCGTGCTTTTGCTTCTTGATCTAGGAGTTTATCGTCTTTCCAAATCTCAAAGATCTTGGGTGACTGCCCACGAACGATTTTATATTCGTTCTTTTCATCCGAGAACTCCAATTCAACAACACAATCTTTTTCATTGACTGAGTTAGTTAACTGTGGTAAGTTGATATTTCTGTATGGCTTATTGAAAAGAGCAAATGTCAAAGCGTCGAGCAAAGTACTCTTACCTGAACCATTCTCGCCGCTGATTAGAGTTGTTGATGCGTCTGTTAGAGATAGTTCTGTAAAATTATTTCCTGTGCTTAGAAAGTTCTTCCACCGAATTTTCTTGAAAGTAATCATACAGACTGCGCCTCCATGTACAGTTCACGAATGATGTTCTTTAGTCTAGTTGGATCTTCGATCCCCTCTGTCCTATCAATCTCTTCGCAAATCAAACTCAATGTGTCTTTGGACAAATCAACTTTTTCTATTGTATTAGCAGTCTTGTTGGATTGAGTTTGATCCAATATCGAAATTGAATGTGAACCTTCCTCATTCAATTTATCAATCACACGATCCAACATGAATGGGTTTGTCTTCTTCTCAATAACTAGTCTGACAAATGTGTTTTTGAAATAGTTCCAATTAATTGAACCATCGAAGAAGTCTTTATGTTCTTCATCGTTGTAGGTAAACTGTGTGAAAAGTCGAATTGGATTCTGAATGTATTCAACCTCACCAGTATCGGTATCAATTACATGAAATCCTTTAGGCTCATGCAAGTCACCAAAGGTGATCTGATATTGTGTACCAAGATAGTGGATGTTGCCTTTACTGTGTTTGCAATGGAAATGTCCGCTGTAAACAGCATCGTATCCTGAAAGAATACCAGGATCCATACCATCATGGTGTTCAACACCACGAAGCACTTCGTATCCCGACAATTCAAAGTGACCCATAAGAATCTTTGCATCTTTCTTTGCAATGAAATTTAGGCACTCTTTCTCATTTGCTGTAGTTATCCAAGGAACCATTCCAATTCGAAGTCCCTTGATTTCGACAACTCTTGGTTCAAAATAGAAATTCCAATTGTGGCAAAGTCCCGAGTGGTAAAACAACTCTTGAATGGAGTTGACTTCGTTGGTGTTCTTATAGAAAACATCGTGGTTACCTGGAATAATGTCTAGAGTGATTCCCAATTCCAACAAAGGAGTAATGAACCTCTTCTGAACGACATTCAATGTGTGAAAATTAACATACTTGCGACGATCCATGAGATCGCCTAAGTGAATGACATTTCGTATGTCATGCATACGCATATATGGGAAGAACACCTTCTCAAAGAACTGCATGAAGTGTTCTAGAAAAATTGGATTGTCGTTACGAGCACCAAAGTGCGTGTCGTTTATGATTGCTATCTTACCCATTTCACTCCATCAAATCTTCTAGGTTTTGTTTGTCGGATTTGCGCTTTCGGCGTTTTTTCTTAATCATTTTACTATCAGATATTCCCTCAAAATTCTTGACATCATTATCACTCAAAGAGAAATAATCTGCATATGGATTTTCACTTCTTGGTTCTGAATCAGAAAATTTACTTTCCTCGACCATACGGTTTCTAAACTTCCCCGTTTTATCTGATTTTTCAAAACACTTCATTTTCACAAACAGTTGTTTCTTTTCCTTCATGATTCTTCTGAGAAAAGCGTAGTAAATGATCTGCGTGAAAAATGCAAAAGGATTTCTTGACTTCTTTTCATCAAAGTTTGCGGTATACATGATGCAGTTTTCTATACCATCAGAGATCATCTCTTCTTTGAAGATATAGTTAGCGAAGTTAGGTTTTTTCGCTAGATTATTAGCAATATCAAGAAAACATTGACCAATGTAATTAGATACACCTGGAGGCTTTTCTCCTGTTTTTTTTGCGTTTTGGTGCTTTTTCTTGTATTCGATAAGTTCATCGAGGAACTTTTGGTTGTCGATGTAGTGGTTTTCTTTTTTGCGTTTAGTCATATTGTTATGAGGTACTTTAACCCCGAAATGTGGTTTGTAAATGGTGTAGTTTGAAAAATTTTTAGAAATTTGTTAATGAGAACATAGATTATTTTTTATCCATACTACATATCCTTGGGTAACAAGGAACCAGAGTACTTAAGTTACTATAGTACTAAATTACCCTATTGAGTAAGATATAGTGTAATAGAGTACTTATAGTACTAGGCGAATTCTTCGTCATCTTCTTCATCATCAAAGAAATCATCTTTTGCATCCTCAAGATCTTCATTTGCGTTAAATAGGTCAAATTTAATCTTAGCATCGTTGTAGTCTTTGAGAACATCATTGTAAGGATTAGAGACACAAACTACTACACTTTCAGGAATGATAAACATCTCATCTTTTGAAAATTCCATCCACGGTTTGAGTAACATCATTGGCTCACCGGGTTTACCAGTCTTCGACATAGGAGTGACAAATGAAATGGTCATTGGCCTCTCAAGTTGATAGACAGAACCTGTCTTAGATATTCCGCAAATAACAGTTTCATTGTTCACAAGTCGAACAATCCTGATTGGATACATCATGGTTTGTCCTTTCCATAAACAGGCAACTTAACAATTTTGTACGGGAATCCTTCTTCGTCGTATAATTTCATTCGTGATAAGAAATGTTTGAAGGTATAGTTTACTTCATCTTCCCAATGTAAATCGTCTGCTATATCGTATAACTTTGCTATATCTTTGTTTTCTGATTTGCGAAGTTGTCTACCGATGCTCTGAAGGATTCGAATCCTACTCTTGGATGGACTAGCGAAGATCAAATTTTTCAGAGACTTGATATTAATCCCTGTAGAAAATGTCCCATATGAAGCAACAATAATTGCATTGTCTTCTTTTTCTACAATGTGGCGAATTTGCTCACGGTCATCCACATCAGTTTCTCCTGCTACGAAAAACACTTTACGGTTTTCTATTTCAATAGGAGCCATCTTACGAATCATCTCATATAGAGGCTTACCGTGTTTCTCGACATACTGAAACAGAACAAGAGTGTTGCCTCTTACGGATGTTGCGAGTTTAGAGATCATGAAATTGCGTTTTTCACAGTTGACAATCCAATCAATTTCATGTTGATAATCTAGACCCCTTAAGGCTTCACGAATCTCTTGTGGATATTTGAACAGTACGCATTCGATCTTCAACGCCGTTAACAGTTCCCTCTCCATGAGTTCTTTTGTGGATACAACTTTGTTGACAGGTCCAAATAAACCTTCGATGCACAACTTGTGGATTTTCGTTCCGTCGAGTGTTCCCGTGAGAGCAATTCTGTAGGGGCAATCAACCAACTTGTTCATGATAGTTGTTAGTGATTGAGACTTGAATAGATGTGCTTCGTCGCCTATAACAACCTCAAAATTGTCAAACCAAGCACGGGGCATTTTGTAAATAGATTGCCATGTGGAAATGACTATCTGACGATCTGTTAGTTTAGCCACACCACCATGAATTTTGTGACAGTTTTTGTGAACTTCCCATCCCGAGTTTTTTGAATAGTCATCAAAGTCTGCATACATCTGTGCAACTAGCGAGATTGTGGGAACAACTATGAGTATCTTTCTCGACGGATTAATTACATTTTGGTAGTAGCGGCATAGACTATAGATGATTAGACTCTTACCACTAGCAGTTGGAGACAGAAGCACACAACGAGACTTATTGATAGCGTGACAAAACGCATCTACTTGGTGGTCATGTGGATCAAGAGGTTGGTCTCCTGCTTTGGGTTTGAGACTCCTGATAAAATCTTTGGCCTTTTCGCAATTTATTTTGATTTCGGGACTTGCTAGTAGTGAGTCCACTTCCATTGTGTACCCACGCTGCTGCGAGAATGAAGCAAGGTATTCAATTAGTCCCGCAGGAAGAAGTCCCGAGTGTGCGTTGAATAGCCTGATTTTACCATCCCAGTACTTGTTCTTAAAGGCAGGAGTGAACTTAGCACCTGGAACATCATAAGTAAAATAGTCTT